GATGACAGTCTTTCCTTTACTGGAAATACAGTTGACGAAGCTTCTAACTTCTTCAACATCAAAACAACCATAGGTGCAACCGAATACAACTTCATTACAGCCGGTAAGGGTATTACTGATAAGATTCTTAACTATGGATCGGGTGGTCTTAATATGTTATCCTTTGGTGACATATCTGATTTGAGCGAGTCTAATATGACTGTCACTCTCTATTCGTAATCACGGATTGTTACACCCACAGGAAACCGTGGTACACCAAGCGATGTTAAATTTTGAAATCTGACGGTAAGTTGTTTACCTATATGTTTATCCTTTTCTCTGTAAAATCTTTCACGTTCCTTAATGGTTCCTTCTGGTTTTACAGTGAATTCTTGATTATTTACAGTCTTACAAACCCACACGACCGCATTTGCATCTCTCCCGTGACCCGTTTTAGCACCAACAATTTCGTATTCCTCTGTTTGAAATTCCTTGAATTTAAGAAGATAGTTGCTCCTTTTCCCAATTTCATAAACACTCGTCGCCTCACGAATCATTATACCCTCATGCCCTTGGTCAACAAACTTTCTGTGATATTTTGGAATTTCTACCTTTTTAGAAATGAGTAAAGTTTCTACCCGAATGGGTGTCTTCTCTTTGAGCATTTTTTGTCTTTCTGCAAATGGAAGATCTGGTTTGTTTGTGTTAAAGTAATCAAATGCATGAAAGTCTAAACTTTTTGGGTCCATTTTAAAAGCACTTGTTAATTCTTCAAATGTCATATTTGGAGCATAACATTCTCCGTCTAACCATTCACCTTCTTCCAATTTTTCGGAAAGATGCCCCATACCATTTACAATTTTACCCGTTCTAGAAAAACAACCGCCCAAAGAAACCAAAAGACGAACACCATCCAATTTGGGTTGGACGTAAAAAGGTTCGGAAATATACTTTTCTCGGTCTTCCCATTTGTTTGCTAGCATTGGTAAAATTTGTAAAACTTTGGTTTTTTCGTTGTTCCACATAGTTTGAGCTCTCGATATAGCTTTATCGTAACCAGTTTTAACATTTGTTCTCGATACTGTGGTTTTGTCACTCCCAACCATACCAGTAGTCTTTACAATGTCAGCAGTTCCATTACCCAGGTCTTCTACGTGGATGTCGGTAAAGCGTTTACGCCCGTTTTTGTCTTCTTTGATAATTCGTTCCATTTTACAATTAATTAATTTCTCAACTTTAAATAGATGTCTTCAATTCCAGTTGTAAATTATGGTAGAATGGAGCGACTTAGGCCGCCAGAAGACACATCCGTGCCATTGAATCTGAACACATTCTGTGTTATATTTATTATATTATGTGTGATTGGTATGTATAAAAGATATATCGATATCAATCAATATCGTGAGCGATACCATACTTAACACATTTCGTGGGTTCTAAATATAGATCCTTTTTCATAAGTTTATTAAGTTTCTTTTCTGGAATTTTAGATCTGGAAGTATATATCATCTTAATCATATCCATGAACTTATCACACGTCTTCATTTCGGATTTGAGTTCTTCATATTTACCCCAGAAATCAGTAGAAAGTTGATGAATTAACATATACGCATTTCGTCCAATAAGTCTCTTTTTACCGCCCATGAACATGAACGTGGCCGCACTGCAGCACGATCCTTGTGCAACAGTGATGACTTCAACTCTTGACTTTTCCAGAATGTTCATTGCCGCAAGACCGGCAAACATATCACCACCTTCACTCATTATATTAACCTTGATTGAAGGTTTGTAATCACTTAAATCGGCGGCTTTCTTTAAAAGATCAATCTCCAAAATCTTAAACTTTTCGGTGAATTCAAGAATACTTTCGGGGGTCACTTCAGAATAGAAAAACATTTCATTTCCAATAACTTTAGTGGTTTCCGGTTCTTCTTCAATCTTTTCTTTCTCTTTGTTCAATTTCATGTTTGATTGCCTTTTTTATTTTGGTAACGTCTCTTTGTTTTAATTTACTTGATAATGATATGTGGTTCATTATGTCGAACTTTTGGGGGGTGATGTTGTAATTCATGAGTATGTCCATGTCACCCATCTCGGCATACTTTTTCAAAAGACAAAGTTCGTCAATTCCGATAGAAGTATTTGATTCTTTTGTAATTTCATTTAGTTTTTGACGTCTCATTTTATAATTTCCGTGCTTTGTCCAGCATTTACCAGGTCTAATTTTATCGATTTCCACAGCTTTCTTCATTGATCTTTTGGGTAACACCACTGCATGGAATATGAAATAAGGCATGAGACACCAGTTTCCACTGTACATTACCGTGTCGTATATGTCACATAATGAAAATGACTCTGCACATCTAGATATATCTATACCATGTGAACTTGGATAGTTTTCTTGAAATATATGCCACACGTGACCATGTTCCGATATATATTCTATTATTTCCATTTTTTCATTTGATGATAATATTTCATGTATAAATTCTTTTGAAGTTTGTATAACATCTTTATTGTCAGAACCATCCAAATATGAAAAAAAGTTTCTTATGTTGCCTCGTGATTTTATAGCCATGTGTAATATTTTAGACATTTCATGTTCATTAACATCAACCAAAGTTGCGAGTATTTCGGGTTTCTTTGCTTCAATTATGATTGTTTTGAAATTTGGATAAAATAACATTTGATCACTCACAACTATAAACGAACCATTTGTTACTTTATTACCATCTGACACACTTTCTATCATTCTTTTATACACTGTAACATCTGGTAAATAGTCTTCTATAAAAATGTGTTTGTTTGAATTCTTAACAAATGTTAAAAAATTGCTATCATTTTTTAAATGTCCAGTTTCCAATTCAATTGAGTTTGTCTCATTAACTAACATGTTAAGCAAATATGTTTTACCCACACCAGATTTACCACACAAGAATACATTTTCATTATTTTCTAAACATTCTTTTAACAAATTATATTCTTTCTCGTGAATTGTAAATTTTTGTTCATCTTTTTTTTCACTATTTATTTTAATGAAGCAATCCATTGATGATCTTACTAATCAGGCAATAGATATAGTAATGCAGAATAACGCACTACAAGAACGTATCGTAGAACCTTTAAAATACAAAATTTTACGATATGTTGTTTTTATGTCGGTGTTTAATATTATAATCTTGTTACTTATTCTTCTTCTTGTGTATCGTCTTGTGTTGGCTCAACCACTACTGACTGCAACTCCGCTCTCTGTGTAAGTTCTTTAATCACACTACGCTTTTTAAGTTCTTCCAGCTCTTTTTTTGTTTCGTCAGCCTGTTCAGTAAACTTTGCATCACCTTTCTGCACAGTTTCCATTACAGTTTCTTTTGCTTCTTCTACAACATCGAATACTTCACCACGTATCTTTTTGAGTTCATTTCGAAGTTCATCTTTTGATTTGTCACCTGTTGGAAGTAATCCCTTCAACTGAGATATCACTGTATTTTCTGTTATAGCCTTGAAAGGATCTATTGGTTTTATATGCATAATCTCTGGCTTTGTTAAATATTCATCCGAGGGGAAGTCACGCTCAAATGCCATGAGAACTTCATTTGGTACAGGTGGACTTTGTTCTAACAGTCTATCGTATTCAGCTCTACATTCTTCTACTATTTCTTTACCGTCTTTTGTTCTTTCTTTCAATGGCAAAGATAATTCTAATCTAATTGTTCTAGAAAGCTTACCATAAGCAAGCGACGCAACACGATGACTCTCCATTAATTCATTTATTTTCAAGAATTGCATTATAGTTGCAACCAACCCGGCAATAAGATTCAAACCACCGATTATACTTGGTACGGATGACTTTATAGATGCCGGAAATTGATCCTGGGCAAAGTTTGCAGTACCAGTGATGGTTGACAATACAATCACAGGGAGGGTAAAACGCATACTCAATTTTTTGTACAATAAATACGCACGATGATTCATGTACCTATAGCACGCAGACGCCTCACCCCAAGCTTTCAATATCTTTTCATGCTGGGGGTGCCAGACTTTCGGAAGCTTAACTTTTTCTTTGTCCATATTACAATAGATGAACATAATATTTATAGTTCACCTTATACTTTTCATTTCACTATTTGTAATTCCTTTCAGAAATAACGAAAAACATTTACAATTTTATTCTATTTTGATTCCATTTCTTTTTTATCATTGGTCGGTTAATAATGATTCTTGTGCCCTGACGCAATTAGAAATGTATGTAACAGGAGAAGATAAAGAAAAGACACTCATGGGTCGTATTGTTGGTCCAATATATAAAATGGAAGATACAGAGGCAAATAATTTACTAAAAACAGCACTTTTTGCATTATGGGCTCTTGTACAATACAGACTTGGAAACTTTGATTGGATAAAAGAAAACCTAAGTAAAAAATTAAATAAGTTATTTTAAGATGACTTCTTGGTCTGAAAGTGAAATAAAGCGTCTCGAAAAGGAATTATCTTTTTACGAGAATACAGAAATCCTTGATCCGTGTACAGGAGTTCTCAGGTCAAAGATAATTAAGATCTTATTAAATTATCACAAGGGAATCTTTCAGTTAAGCACTTAAAAATTTTGTCACAAGTAAATATATACATGAACATCGATTACGACATCAAGCGTTTGGAAAATTTGCAAGCTCTCAATGAGAAAGCTTTCGAGGAGAAGACTGCTGTCATTTACGAAAGAATTGACAAGTTGGAAAAGCAGTTAGACAAATCTTCCAATCAACACAAAAGACATGTGATTCTTACTAGAATTGATTTTTATGAAAATGAACTTTCAAAGCTTCATGATGCTCTCGAAATAGTAACCACGGACATAGAAAACAAACTCAAAAAAATGAAAGAAATCCGTGATGAACAATTAGAAAAGAAGAAACAGAAGACAGAGTCGCTGGACTATAATGTTAAATATTTAAGAGAGGCTATTTCTAGGAGAAACGTAAACGAAATTTACAGCATGTTTGAATCAGTTGTAAATTGTATTGATATACTCGAAAAGCGTGCTAAAGATTGCTAGTATATCTGAATTTATCAAAAAAATGAACCGAATTTCTAAAATTGTAATATTCAATCATACATATTGCATCGGCAATGTCATGTTTTCGTTCATACGGAATTTCTGTTTCCAAATGTCTACTTGCAATTTTAGTAGTTCTCTCTTTTCTTTGATCATAGGTTAAATGTCCCATACCAAAGTGTGTATGCATACTATTAGGTGATATAAGTATGACCCTATCCTTGAACATATAATGTAATAAAGTTTCTATGTTTGTGAGTCCACCGGGTGGTTGTCTTTCTATAAGGATTTTGTCTGCTGCTTTAAATATGTAATAATGGTCATCTACAAATAAAGGAACTAAATCTACGATGTCATTTGAATAAATATGTTTATAATCTTCTAGACTTACTTTCTTTATATACTCTACATTTATCTTGGCGTCGACACACTCAGCCAAAACCAAGGCCATGTTATGATACCCTATATCAATAGACAGTATCTTCATACTTTAATTATAATTTATTTTTTTAATATCATCCTTATTATAAATGAAGAACAAAACAAAAAGTAGGATTTTGTACAGTCTTGTCATTGTCCTTCTTGCCTATATAGTGTATAAATGGTATAACCCCAGTGTGGTTGAAGTGGGTATTCCCACACCCGTGCCAGTAGAAGTCACTTCTTATGCAAATCAGTCACCGGAATATAGAGACCCACCTATAAAAGAATACAAACCTGGGCACATCCAGCAGATGGGGGTGTTGTTAGGTGACAACGACGAAACCCTACCCCTCTTCGGTAAGGAAGTCAGTGGTCGTAGAGATAGATATCATTTCTATACGACAACAAACGGTGAGAATATTTATCCTTTGCCCATATCTTACCAAGACCGAGATTGCATGGATGACATAGGATGCCAGGAGTTGTATGGCAATGAAACAGTGTCTGTTACAGGTAAATCGGGTGACTATAATGTTCAAATGTACAGGACAGATAATTTCTTTTAACAGAAATTGTTTTTGACTTTGTGTAATGCATCATATTCTAAAAGTTGCATACCACCCCCAGTCTTCGAATGTTTAGATTTTATATTAAGTAGTTCGCGCACTTGATCATCGTCTAGTATGTGTAGAAATTCTCTCTTAGCATACAGGTCGTCCATGTGATTTACTTCCTTTTTGGCTTGTACATACGGCCATGTATGTTTTCTTAATAAATAGACTTCTTCTTCGAGTTGGTGTAGTCTTGGAATCACGATTTCACGTATAAATTTACCCATTTGTTCCGGAGAATCATTCCACTTAAATTCGTGTTCACTCATGTATTAAAAATGTTTTACATCTTTAAGATATGCTACGATATGCCGCTCTAAATCATGAACTAACTAAAA